CTTCTTGTGCAAGACCTGCAGGAGGTCCACCAACTGCAGCTATTTGTTCTTCTTGTTGTGTATACCCACCAAATTCATCAGAGCCTGGAATTGGTTTTAATACTACATCTTGGAACGCACCATCTATTTTTGGTTTTCTTTGACCTGGCATTGTTGTTATCCTCTATCTTCATCTGGGTCTTCTAATTCAAACCCCATACTTATACTAAACCATACACCAGGTAATGGTGTAGGTAATACAAATGCACCTAATGGTACATCTCCTTGTACAAATAATTCTCTAACTACTGTTGCATCTGGCATATCTACTTCTGGTATATCCCAATCTTCATTGTTTATAATATTAAAAAATTTTGCATTAGTCTCTGCTGGATTCTTAGCCAAGAGGTCCTCCTAATGGTAATCCTGGTCCTGCTGCTAATTGTTCTGGTGGTAATCCTCCACCTAATTGTGCTAGAACACTAGCTATATCTGGTTCTCCCTGTGGTACTTGTGGTCCACCTAAACCATTTAACGCCTGTTCTTCTGGAGTCATCTCTGGTTCTTCTGGAGTAAAAAACTTATCTAATATGCTTGACATATTTTGTGGATTTTTTCTTATTTCTATAGCTGCCATTGTTGCTTTAGCATTTCCTTGTGCAGCTTGTGCCATTAATGCTTCAAACAATACATTCTCTGCTCTCTCAGAATTAACTCTGTTTTGTATTTGAGATATATTATCTAAACCATCAAGGTTTTCTTGTAGTGTCTGCATATCTATTACACCCTGTTGTTTTAATTGCAACCCTGTAATTATTTTTTGTGGCTCATCAAATCCTGCCATAACGCCATAGACTCTTCTTGTTCTATACATCTGTGCAATATCTGTTTCTGGGTCATAGCTCTCTTTAAAAGCTGTACCTTTTCTAAAACCTGCCATAGGTTTTCTTTGACCACTATACATAATTTCATCCCACTCTAATCTTTTTGCGTCTATTTCTTCTAACGCATCTGTTAGTACTGTTTGATATTCTCTTACATGTAGTGATGCAGATTGACCTAATTCTTCTAGTCCTCTACCAGTAACAAAAGCATTTGGAGATTGTCCATCATCTGATACTGGATATGCTGAACCTAGTCTTAGGTGTCTTTCAAGTCTATCTATCTGTTGAAACAACTGATAAGGCAAATTATTAGTTGGTTTGCTTACTTGCGAACCAGGTGTCAAATAGTTGACTGCGAATCTACCTTTTCTATATTGTCCAGATTCTATCTCACCTATGATGTTGGTTTCTGTAAACACAGCATCTTCCATAGCAATGACAGATAGAACATTGATTTTTGCCATATTAGCCATCAATCCAATCACATGATGGAATTGACTTTGCATTTGGTCAAAGCTGTAACGCTTTGCTACGACAAACCTTGGTCCAGACTTTAATGGGTTTGGAATAAAATCTAAAATAACTTTGTTCTCTGGAAGAAACACATAAGTTCCTTCTTCGTCATAATACTCTGCAACAACTTTACCTGTTCCATCTGCATTAGCCCATCCCTGGTCATAACTTGATAAATAAGCCATAGTGTTATATTCACTACTTACTTCATCAAGTATTACATTTTTGTGTTTTGGATACATCTCAGCAAGTGTTACATGAGGAACTCTTTGCACTACTGCTAACTCTTTAGGTTGTTGGTCAACACCAAAATAACCTGGGTAGCAAAGGTATGGGTCTCTTATCTCTGCAACTGGATATGGTATTCCATTAGCATCTTTTTTCTCTTTAAGTATCCATACAACAAATCCATAACCTGGTAACCATCTACCTACTTGTGGTAACTGCTTATCAAGTTTTTGCATATCATCATACGCATGTACAATTCTCTCTAGCTTCTCTGCTCTCTTAGCTGCTCGTTCTGAGTCTTTATCGTTATAGATGTCTACTTTTAAATCTGGTGCTCTTCCTAATTTTTGTGCAAATCTTTCTAATGCAGAAACTAATAAGTTAGGTGCAGGTAATTGTTTGTAATCCATATCACGCATATCTTTACCTAGTAATGCTTTTAATCCATCAGCTCCACCATTCATAATGGCTCTAATGTTTTCTTTGTCACCTACATAATCAGAGTGCATACTTCTTAATTCATAAACTCTTGCGTATAACTCATCTGCTGTTTTCATGTTCTCCAAACATCTATGTCTATATCTAATCCTTCGTAACCACCAAAACTAGGTTGGTAGTCCATACCCATTGTAGCAAGTCTTTCCTTTTGTAAACGCCTTATGGTTTTCATAGGAAACCAACTTGCCATAACTAAGTCAGATTTCTGTCCTACAGTTCTGCTTTTATTTTGTGCAGAACTAAAATATACTAACTGGCTTGTATATAAGTTTACCTTTTCTTGTGCTTCAAAGCTACGATAAGGTAAATTTATTAACTTCTGTTCAAACAATGGTCGCATAGCTGTAACACCATAAATTGGGTCATGCTTGTTACCATAAGTCTGTGTACCTTCTAAAAATATACCATGCTTACCTGCGAAGTCACGAATTGATTTATCTTGTCGTATAGCTCGTTGAAAACCATTCTCTTCAATTACCCAGTGAGCAAGGTTGTATTTTAAATACCATTGTTTAATAATTTCTAGTGCTTGTGGTATACCTCCACCTAAACTGTTCTCCATGTCTATCATAAATAATTTATCTGTGTTCTGGTCGTAACCCCATAAGAACGCTGCTTGGTATCCTGTTGACGCTGGGTCAAGTCCTGCAATAAGTCTTACATTGGTTGGTATATGACCTATGTCTCTATTCTGGTCTCTGCATTCTTCTATCTCTGGTCTGTCAAATAAACTCATACCATCTGGCATAGCTACATTAAGATAAACCATTTCATAAATTGCTCTACCACCTGTAGTCTCTGCAGCTTTCTTTCTATCCATTAACCACTTGTAAGTTCTCTTCTTAGCCCACAACATACACTCTTGATGTAACTCATTATCCCAGTCTGGTTTATTACATGCTGTGTCATGTGCTTCTTCTACAACAGTTAACCATGATTCGTTATCTAACAAATGAGAATACAAATCGTCATAGTGCTGTCTTGAACCTATAACAACCATAGCTGTGTGTTCCTCTTTACGACTTGATAGTGTTGTGGTCCACCAACTTCTTGTGTTCTCTCTTGACGCTGGTTGCATTGTAGATGAGTGGTCCTCAATGTCATCTGCTATAATTATGTCACAGTCACGAGAAAGTATCTTTCCACCTCTACCAATACCTACCATAGTAGGACTCTTAATACCAGTAACTGTTCTTGTGCCTACAGTAAAACCATTCTGTGACCAGGATTTACCTGTTCTGCTTGTAGGTTTAAACTTAGGTCCAGGTCCACAAATCTCTTCTATTAATAATTCATTGCTTTCTAATTGGTCAAGTACTGAGCTAACTGCGTTCTTAGCAATCTCTTCGTTACCACCTACCCATAATATTCTTATGTTAGGTCTAGTACATATAAGCCACACAGCAAAATGTATTAACAAATCTGTTTTACCATGTCGTGGTGGTGAAAGAATCATTTGCTGACTACCATTCTCTATAGCATCTAAAATAGAATTAATCCACTTGATATGAAAATCTGGTGTTTCGTATGGGTCGCCTGTTTCTGTCTGAAAATATCTATCTCTAAAATCTCTAAAGTCTTGTAATGATTTCTCTGCAACTTGTGGTAACTCCCAATTTTTCCTAGCTTCTTGTTCTTCTAAATCTTCTAAGTATGCTTGATAAGACATAGAGACATTTGCTACAGATGTTTTTAATATCTTAGCTACATCTTGTATTGTTGTTTTTTGTTTTAATATATCTTCGCCTAAACCAGATTCTTTTAAATCGTTATAGACTACACCTCTACGACTCTGTACATTTTTTTGACTTGGTATTACTAATGTATCTTCTTCTTGTGTCCACTCTACACCTTTAGCTTTAGCTCGTTTCTGTTGTGTTTGTATTCTGTTAGAACATCTATCACTACAAAATTTTCTACGCTTACCACTTAAAACTCTTTTGCAACCTGCTGCATAACATAGTTTTCTATTTTCCATAACCATCACATTTTTTATTTTTACATTTCATATTATCTTTAGGTAACAACTGTTCCCCACATTTAGGACAGAGAATTGGAATATTCAATTATTTTTTTTCCCAGTTATTTTTTAATTTTTTGTAATTAGATTTTGAGATAGTTGATTTCTTTTTTGACCTAGAAGTACCTGCTACTTTTCTTCTATGTATGTTTCCTACTAAACTATTCTTTCCACTTTTGTGAGGCATTGTATCTCCTTACCACATTTTGCAAGACCAGTATCTAGGCGTGGTCTTGTCTTTTGCTGTACTGCATTTGTGTCTAGCTCTAAAAGATTTTCTAGCTTCTGGGTTATCTTTGCGTATCTCCATGTTTGGGTCTCCAAACATAACCTTTTTAACTTTGCCTCCATCATTTACATAGACTTTAAACTTTTTACGCCCATGACCTGGTTCGCCTTTACTAATCCTAGAAGGACTATTTAATTTAACTGACTTACCTTGATACTCTGGCATTACTTCTTTTTCTTTTTTTTAGGCATAGATTTTTTCTTCTTTGTACCTTTTGGATATCCAATTCCTTTTGGCATATTTGCTCCTATATATTTATCTTATAATAACACAAAACCTCCCCAAAGGGAGGTTCTGTTCGTACAGTCTGTCCATTTACTGTAATGAAAAACATGACAAGTCACAAAAACATTTCATCTATACACTGTTACACCACATAACTAATATTTTTTTTAGATGAATCGCCTTTCTTTCTTATCACAAAATTGTATCCTCATACAATTCCCTGGTACTTTACCAGGTCAGTACAGTATATACTGGGGGGCGTTTTAAGTATGTGAAAAAAAAATTTTTTTAAAGTTGCCTATGTTCTATACATCTCTCGCAAACACCATCAATAAGTTCGTTGCTCCAGTAAGGATGTAAACATTCGTCACAATCTTCTACAAATATATCCATG